AAAAGATTTAATGGTAAAATGTTCTCAGACGTGCGGTGCGCCGCAAGCCGTGCTTTTGCACGGCAAAATCCGCTCCCGGCGGATTTTAAGTCTGAGGTTATTATACCATAATTCAGCCCGTTTTACAACCGCTGAAAACCCCGATATTTTCAGGGTTGTTCAATATATAATGCGGTGCAAAGCGGGCGAAATAGGGGGCAATTAGTAACAAATTAGTATCAGATTTTTGTTAGATATTTCTTGTCAACTGCCCCGGTAACTGCCCCGGTTTTCAGCGTAGAAATCACAACTCTGTTGCCCTTGATTTCACGCACATAAAGGGTTGAAGAATATACCCAACTCTGAAATTTTGTGCTGCTGCCATATACCGGGGCATTGGAAGCCAGCTTCACCTTATCACCAACAGCAAGGGAAGCCGCCGCTGATCCCCCGGAAGAAACAGGCTTTCCCTGTTCAGTAGTGATATAGGTATCAAATCCGGCTGCTTTCAGCTTTGCCGCCATAGCATCAGCGTTTTCCTTCTTACTGTATGCCCCGACCTGAATTTTATACAAGCCGCCAGCCTTCACCATGTAAGTATCAAAACCCGCCGCCTTTACCTTTGCAAGCTGCGAATCGGCGTTTGCTTTGTTCTTATATGCCCCGGTTTGCACCCGGTAAAGAGTACCGGAAGGGGAAGGCTGCGGGGCTGCTCCACCCAAACGGGAAGTAACCTTTGCTGCAAGATCACCCAAACGATTATAAAGCCAATCGCCGGGGCAACTCTTATTTGCAAACCAGCGGTGAACGGTAATAATCATTTCATCCGCTTTTGGCTCATAGGAAAGGGTTTTGTTCTTATCCCCGAACCAAAGCAATTTTTTCTTCCCGTTACGCTTGCAAATATCGGTGCAAAGGTTAATCAGGGCGGCATATACCGCATCCGTCATTGCATAAGGGGCGGTTTTGTCAGAAGAACATTCGATTGTAACCGCCCGCTGATCGTTGGCATTGCTGGAAGAACACCATGAACGGTTTTTTTCCTCAACACAAAGGGAAATTCGCCCATCCGTACCAATGCCATAATTGCAACTTGCTTCCCTTCCAGCCGGGAAGCAATCACAAATTCTTTCACAAGAAAGCTGCCCTACTACACAATGGGGCGTGATCCGGTCAATGCCGTGTGTTCGCTGCCCGCTGTGGTTCGGTGAAAGTTTGGTGTAAACCACCAAAGGGGAATTACTCATTTTCTTTATCCTCGCTTTCTGCCTTTTTCTTCAAAACTTCAATCGCCTTGACGATAACCGAAGGGATAGGCACACCCATCAGCCCCGCATTTTCGATAACGGAAATTGTTTCATTCGCAATGAAGGCAATCACAACCGCATCACGGATAAAATTAGAACCCATTACCAAATCAAGGCGGCAAGCTACCAGCACCACAAGAAGGGTTACACCCTTACGGCAAAGCCCCTTCCATCCTGCACGGCTTTCCAATGCCCCGTTCTCTGTTTTTTCGGAATTGTGAAATACTCCGGCAACAATAAGCCCGGTAATATAATCAATTCCCATAAAAATCATCAGGGTAACAAGGGCGGCATCCCAACCGCCAAACAGGGAAGCAATTACACTTCCGACAACTCCAATTCCGGTACAAATTCCTTCTTTCATTTGCTTCAATCCTTTCTGTAATGTGATAGAACAGAAAAAAACCCTATACAGGGCTTCATATAAGCCCCATATAAGGTTTTTATACTGTTCTTGATAAGTTTGATTGCCTTTGCTTATTCAGCAAGTTCAGGGCAATCCAACGCAATCAGAACTTCCTTCACCTGATCCTTAATTCTATCAGGAACATCAGCAAAGTTCTTTTTACCCTTGATAATAAGGGTTGCATAAACAACAGCCATTTCTTCCACATCCTTTCTGAACAAAATTCTTATGATAAGATTGGTAATCAATCGTTATCACCATCCAAAATAGCCTGAACTTCATCTTTCAGTTTGTCCGGCACATCATCAATGGTTTTCAGTCCTTTTCTGATAAGGTCAGCATATACCTTTGCCATTTTCTTTCACCCCTTCCTTACGCCATCATTTCATAGACTTCACATAACGCAAGCTGTGTATCTGTGATCTGCTGCTGCAAAACTTCCTTTTCCGCTGCCTGATTCAAAATAAATTCATCCTTGCCGTACTGAATCATTTCGTATTCAAAGCCCATGAATTCATTTTCTTCACCAACATTTTCAGAAACAGGCTGAATGTTGGTGTGCTGCCAAACGCTGAATTCATCAATTACAATGGGTTCAGGTTTGATTGTACTTCTAACTTTGCCGTAGTTAATCATGTTTACGCCGCCTTTCTACATTTTTTCGTTTTAACAACTTCCCGATAATATCGGTCTGTAAACAACAATACTCCCTGAATTACCGATTTATATTAAACTTTGTTCAAAGCGGTTTAAGCTGCTGCTTTGGAAGGTACATACACCAACCGCCCGCCGATAACCCGATCACGATAACCGGAAGAACTATTCAGATGCCAACAGAAAGCACCCGCACCAGCACCGTTACTCCATACACCGCCCAACTGAGTAACCCGCCATCCGGGATTTTGATTCCAATCGTAATCACCGACCGGAAGGGAAGAATTTCCGGCATATTCAACAGGAATGAACAGATAATCGAAATCTTCTGAATATCCAAAAGCGGAAATATAACCGCTTTCGTATGCCGGGTGAATTCCTGTGTCCTGATAAGGACTTGCAGCGGTATCATCAGCAAAACCATGATCCGCAACATACAGTGTTCCAAAATCGCCCGCTGCGAAAGTGGAAGGGTTCTGTTCGTTCATACCGTCAATCCAAGTCCAAATGTTACCCCAAACATTTTCTTCACCACGATAGGAAACAATCACATACCCATTTGCATTAGTAACTGCACCGGAAGCGTTACCCAAAGAAACAGTTCCCCCGGTGTATTCTGTCATGGAAGTGCTACCATCATCTGTTTTGTTGGTTACGCCTATTCCAATCGCTTTCTGCATATCGAAAGAAGCATATTCAATCAACATCAGAATTTGAGAAGCTGCGATTGTTGCAGCATAAGCCTGTTCCCATCCAGCACCACGCTTTTCAGCAAGTTTACGGGTGTTTGCTCTTGTAAGATTCTGCGTTAAGCCGGAAGCGGGCTTTGCTCCCGCAATGCTGGAAAGCATATCGGCATTGAAATCTGCCACCTGTGCATCATCCAAAATGTAAGCACTTGCGGAAGCATCCCATAAAGAACCTTCAAAAGCGGAAAGATAAATATAATCATTCGTCTTTCCATTTTCAATAAATGCCGGGTGAAGTTTGAATCCAGCTTTGGGAATAGGCGAAACATAATAGCGGGCTTTTCGCATTTTTGTACCCTTTGCGTTTTTCTCCGCCAACAGGGGAACAACCTTGTAATAAAATTTGGGCTGTTCAACCATTACTTGAACCACCGTTCCCATGGCATAAGTTCCGGCGTTATTTCCTTCTTCAATAGTTACTGCCTGTGTAAGTTTGCCGCCCGTTGTAAATGCCGCATCTCCATAATAGGCAACAACCTTTCCTTCATCCGTAACATTGCAGCGTTTTCTTCCACCAAAACATTCAATGGAATTAAACCCTTCTCCCGGTGTGCGATTTACCGCACCCGCAAGGCGTGTGAATTTCTTGTTTACAAAGTCAACTTCCACACCGTAAATATCATCAGAAGTGTAACCAACAAACGCTTCAAGGTCTGCAATCTGTTTCTGCAAATCCTGAATATCACCGATTGTAGCAACTGCCGCCTGATCCACTTCAAGGGAAACATTTTCAGCGTTTCCAACTGTGGTTACAAGCTGCACATAAGCACCCGAAACGGTAATTCCATTGTAAGCGGGCATATAACAGTTACCGGAAGTTTCCCTTGTTACTGCATAGAGAATTTCACCCGCATCAGGATCAACGGCATATAAGCCCAACGCCCTCATATAATACCCCGTTGTAAGTTCGGTATTAGTGAACGCCGCTTCAACCTTGATTGCAACATCATTTGTACGGGTTACTTTGGAAATCAGGCTTGTTTGCTTTACATTGGAAAGGGAAGTAAGGCTTTCAAGCTGTGAATCCGTGTAAGTTGTGCTTGAAGCTGATACTTTGGTAAATTCAATGTTTCCGCTTCCCGCAATCATCTTTGCAAGCAACGCTTGCCCTTTGTTGGTAATAACCAACTTTGAAAATTCTGCCATAGTTTTTCAATCCTTTCTGAATTATTCGTTTATTCCAATGATTTCGCCAATAACCACACCTGAACCGATTTTGTTTTCACCGTTTATATTGAACTGTTCATTGAAATCATTCGTTATTACAACGGTTGCGGTATTCATCAGCCCGCCGCCGTGTTTAGCCATACCATCAATAGCAATATTTTCTTTGCTATCGTTGGTAATAAAATAATGGTTTGCTTCCACCGTTCCACCCCTGAAAGCCGCATTACCGTTGATTGTTTTGTAAATTCGTTCATCATTTGTGATAAAGAAATTTTCAACCGAACAAATACCACCCGCAATATAAGCAAATCCATCTGAATCACAAGGGATTTCGTTTTCAGATTTCACAACCATATTGCACGGAATCATTGTATCAATGATATGTTCTAATTCATCAACTTGCCCGAACAGTTCAAGGTTCGTTTGAATTATGATTTTGTAATTATCGTATTCTTTGGTAATTACAAAATCAGTATCGCCACAAAGGGCAATCAACTTTGAAATCAGGGCTTTCATTGTGTACGGAACAGTATTAAACCATCTTGCTTGAACTCTTGAACGGCGGCTTTCAAGGGTATCTTCCTTTGAAGGAAGAATGTTCAAAATCTTTTCAAATCTTGAAATTCCGTATTCATCAGCCGTTTCAATAAATTCATTTTGTAGAACTTGTTCAGCAGCGACCCAAACAAGAACAAATTCAGGGTTTTCCGCTTTCAAAGTAACGGTGATTTCTTTGAAATCTGCCATAAATGGGGGTAAGTAAGAAACAAGGTCAACTTTTTTCATTATGCACTTGCCCCCTTATACATTGGAACTTCATATTTTCCCAAAGTCAGATTTTCAGAAGCACCGTTCAATTTTGTATTCGCAATATCCACAATGCCCTTGATATTCAGAAGGCGGGTTTCAATTTGACTGATACGAACTACCAAATAAGGGTTATCAGCCCACGATTTACGAAGTTCAAGTAAATAATTTGAAATCGCTTCATCAATAGGACTTTGCAAGTTCGACCACCCATAACCCACATCAAAGGTAATGTTAGTTTTCACGGTTACTTCAATTTTTTCAGCACTTTTCACTTTTACGATATGCCCGATAGGTGCAACACCGTAACCTTCCCCGGCGTATTCGTCAGGATCAATAGTTTGTTGCACCGTTTTAATCAGTGTATCGGAAGCAACCCCAAAATCAGAATTCAGGATTGTTAAAAGCACCGTTCCCCCCGTTGTCAGTTTCTTATTCGCTGCCGCATTGAATACTGTATCAAGCCATTCAGCGGGTTCACCGCTTAAAGTACCCTTGATTGATTCATACCAAGATTTTACGCTTTCGGAAGGTATCATTTCATTAGGGTTCAAATCACTATTCCAAACCCTTGTTACTTTGGTACTTCCAACGCCCGGAATAGCGTTTGTTTTTTCAAGATAATCACGGGCATTACCACCAAAAGCCTTTTCATTGAAGCTGTCAAAATAGCGGGTTCGCAAATCCTCTGTATCTTCTTCATCTTCACCGGGAATAAGAATTTCGGTAAGTTCAGCGGTTTCAAGTCCTTCAATGTATTCAATCGGGATCATAGTTCCCAACTGCTGATTTCCGACAATACCCGCCGTTTCACATTGCACCTGATATTCACCATCAGCAATTTTTTCAAGAACAACAAAATTTGTTGAACCGATATTGAAACGCTGCCCGGTAACATCAATGTTGGTAGGTGTAAATTCACCCTTCAAAACAGCGTAGGTTGCTTCATACGGGGTAATTCCTCTTTCCTTGCAACGCTTAACAAGGTATTCCCTTGAAGCACTATCCCCGTAGGCTTCCGCTAAAATCGTGTTCAATTCAACATACAGCAATTCTAATTCAATTGCCGTTGGGGAATGAGTGTCAAAAATAACTGCACCTTCCCGCTTGTCAAACTTATCTGATACCCTTGCAAGCATCCGTTCAAGGATTTCATTGTAAGTTACATCATACATTAAAAATTCACCACCTTTTCAGCAACCACATCACCGAAAATCGTGTGTGCGGTAAAAGTAATAAGAACTTCACCCTTTTTTGAAATGTTAAATTCAAAATTATCAACACTTTCAATTCGTTCATCCCAAATCAGGGCTTCCGTAATTCGGCGTTCAAGTTCAGGGCAAACATAGGAAACGGGTTCACCATATAAATCAAGCAATTCAACCCCGTAATTTTGCGAATACATAACATATTGGTAACGCTCTGTATTCAGGATTTTATATATTGCCTGTTTCATAGCTTCCTGATCGTCTATATAACCCCGTACAAGCCCGCTTTCAAGGTTCATCTTGTAAGTGTGGGTTGGTTGTTTTTCAATTTCAAAATCTTCTTCAAGAAAGGCTGTGATTGAAGGTATCATCCGATTCTATCCACCACAATATATTTTTGCCCGCCTTGTTGCCTGAAAAGAATTACTTCATCACCGACAACCAACCCATTATGAACGGTGATTTTCTTTCTTCCGACAATAGCGTGTTTGTGGGAAGCAAAAGAAGCATCCCCACTTCCACCGCTTTTGTTTTCAGTACTCCAATCAACGGTTACTTCCGTTGCGAAATTGGTAACATTTCGGGTAAGAACAAGTTGTGCTGCACCCAAAGTCATTTTCTGTTCAACCAAAATTTTCAAAGGTGAACTACTTGTTACTTTCCCGAAACAGATTTCAGCGGGTTTTCCCGCTTTTACAGCTTCAACGGCTGCCCGTTTGATTGCTTTTGTCAATTCAACTGCATCAGGCAATAAATTCACCCCCTCGAAGTGTTAAATCCATAAAATGCGAATCAAGTTTGAAGGTATGTGTTACCTTTTCAACAAGCATAAAGTTTTTCACATTTATATCACCCAAAGCAAGATTTATTACGATCATGCTTCCGGCTCTTACCCTTGTATCACCTATTGCATTAGTGATTTTCAGGGTTCTTGTTTTGCTGTTATACAGTTTCAAAAGGGCATCTGCTTTTGCTTGCCCGTTTTCCCCTTTGGATAGGGTATCAAAATATTGTAAAACGCCCCAAGCGTTCATGTGGCTTGAATCCTGTGCAATGTAAACTTCCCGCTTTCCGGTGTCTTCATTGTCATAGGTCAGCTTGATTTTGTTGTAAGTGTCATTATCAATACTTGAACTGTATTCAAAGTTTTCCCCGGTTTCTTCATCAATCATCAGGTATGCCCCTTGTTCCCCAACATACATAGAAGAAATATTCTTCAAAGTAAGCTTTCCGAAATCATCATACAGAACGAACATTTCTTTGTTGTTCTGCAAGGTCAAATCAAGGGCATTTTCTATCATATCAAATAGGGAAGTGTTATCTTCCACCCGTGAAGCAATCACAAATCCGGTATTCTCTAAAGTTCCCGTATTCAATGAAAAATCCGCTGCAATCATCTGAACAAGCTGTGAAGCGGTCTTGTTTTCATACACATAGGTATCTTTATTATTCAGATACCGTAACTGATCGTAAGCGGTAACGGTGATAATCTGATTCTTATCCCGCTTTTTGGTGAACACGAACCCGAAGAAAACGGGTTTTCCATCCACCTTCAAGCGTACCGCCGCCCCTTCCTGAAAGTTGATAACTTCATCTTTTACAAGGCTGAAAGTCAACTTTCCGGGGGTGCTTCTTCTCTCTGTACTCCATTCAATCCCTTCTTCCACAATCGGAATATATGCTTTCGTACCGGAAGGATCAGAAATCAAAAGTTCTACATTCAAAAGCTGCACCCCCTTTAATCGAATGTTCCATCATCAACCCAACCGTAAACATTTGAACCCGAATCTGTGTGAATTAAATGCCACGGGTGGGCTTTACCTGAACCGTTTGCAATCGTGATTTTGGCTTTTCCGGCTCTTGCGGAATAACCCTTTGCACCCGGATAAGAACTGTAATAATGCGTTCCACCGTGAAAATTCACAATATCGCCCACCTTATAACTTTTAGTTGCGGGTTTGGATTCTGTGGATCGTGTTTCCTGAACCGTTGCTTTTGGTTTGGAAGCGGCAATCTTAATATTCACGGTCTTTGTTCCGTAATCTCTGTACTGTTTCAGCTTGATTTTTACGGTTAAATCAAAGCCATCTTTCGCCTGTTCGGTAATCTTGTAATCTTCCATTGATACCTTCATATTGGTTGAAAACAAAACTTTACCGTTTGGCATAGTTCTTGAAACGATAAATTGAAAGGGCTTCTTATCCACTTTCAAACTTTCAAAATAATCAAGAAAATAAGAAGCCCCTTTGAATCCTGATTTATAGGTTGCGAAAGGATATTTCACTTGTGGAATTCTACATTCAAATTCAACATCTGTAAGTTCAGCCGTTTTCAGAATGTTTATTTCGCCTTCATTTATCAGGGTTAGCGTTTCATTCGCATTGTTGATTTTAATTTGTAGCTTGTCAGGGGTGATTGGTAACAAGCATTTCTTCAAATAGAAATCATATCCGGTTTTACTCATTATTCATGCACCCCTTCCGCTATAATATCCACCGCTTCATTTACTGCATCTGTCAGCCCGTCAACTACTCCATCCAAATCTATCTTACCAGAAACGGTGTTGTGGTTCGTCTGTTCAATGGTAATTTCAGCGGTTGTAAATCTGTTAATAGTTTCCTGTTCGGCAATATCACGCAAGTATTTCAAATCTTCTTCTGTAATATCCATACTGTCAGCGATTGAACCCGTGTTATCGGCTATATCGCCCACACCGTCACCAATTCCCGCCGTGTAATTACTCAAATCGGAATAATCACTTGCAGAAGGTACATTTGTATCAAACAAACTTGACGGATCGAAGTTAGAAATATTTTCATCAATACCTTCACCGAAATTATATCCGGCATCCCAAGCAGCACCGTATTCAAAACGCCCAAGTTTCATATCGTCAGCGTTCATTTTTGCCATTACTTCATCACCCTTGCCGAAGGTTTCATCAACCCAACCGCCAAGAGAATCACGCCAACCTTGAACACTTCCCGCAAGGTTTGAACCGAAAATTGCATCAATAGCCGAAGCTAACGCTTGAAGAATACCTAAAACGGTATCTGCCAAGCCAAAGAATAACCGACAAACCGCCCCAATAGGATCGGTGAATACATTACCGATAAAGTTTGCAACTTCTGCTACAAGGTTATAGATAAGCACAAACACATCTACAACCAAATTCCAAAGGGCAACAAAGATATTGCCGATAAAGGCAAGGGCAACCATGAACGCCCCGCAAATAATACCCGTTGCGGAAACGGAAGTTCCGGCGAATTTATTCACCGCTGCCACCGCCGCATAGAATAGGGCTATCAGGGCGATTATAAGAACGATTATCCACACAATAGGGCAAGCATACAAAGCAGCGTTCAAGCCGTTCTGTGCCGCAATTTCCGCTGCTGTGGCGGCTGTTAAAGTCCCCGTTGCTGCTGCATGAATCATCTGTGCAACCGCCATTGCAATATGAATTCCTTTACTGATTGCACTAATGGCGTTTGCTGCCAACTGTGCCCCGTAGTAAACAGCCAAAGCCCCGGCTACACCGTAAATGATAGGGGATAGCCACGACCAATTTTCACCAACGATTTCAGCAACGCCCACAAGCAAATCAAAGATTTCAAGGGCAATTCCCGCCACCATTGATAGGGCTTCAATCGCATTGTTCACAAAGCCCTGAAATGCTTCACTATTGGCAATTTCATTCATTCTTTGAAGAACGGGTTGAAACGCCATTAAAGCGGTATTTTGGAACGAAGTCCAAATTTGCGAAAAGGTCATAGGCATAGATTCAAACTTTGCGTTTGTTTCATCTGCCGCCGCAAACATAGCCGCTTTCACAATATCGGCGGTAATCTGTCCTTCCGCTGCCATATCTTTAAGTTGTCCTTTTGGAACATCCATATAGTCAGCGATAGCCTGAATGATATTCGGGGCTTGTTCAAGAATACTGTTGTATTCCTCACCACGAAGAACACCCGAACCCATAGCCTGTGTAAGCTGCAACATAGCCGCTTCAATACCCGCTGTTTCAGTTCCGGCAATCGTAAACTGTTTATTGACTTGTTCCATAAATGCAACGATTTCTTCCGAACTACCGAAAGCATCACCCGCCATAAGTCCGAGTTTGGAAACAGCATCAGCCGTTGCCTGATATGCACCCCTCGACCGTTCAGCCGAAAGGTAAATCATATTTTGTAAATCTTGTGTGGTTTGTAACTCGTCATTCATCAAGTTCAAACGGGCGGTTGTGGAAGTCAGGGTGTCCGACAAATCTAAAGCCTTTGTAACGGTCTGAATTGTGGCGTAGGCTGCAACCGCACCCTTAATTGTGTTCATTAGGTTGTCAGCGTTTGCAACGCCTTCATTGATTTCCTGATTGAAACGCCCTTGTTCATCCACATTATCACGGATATATCTTTCAGTATTTCCTACCGTTTGGGATAACCGCAAGTATGCTTCATTTGCCGCCTGAACATCCATATTTTCAACAGCACGGTTCAAGTTTTCCTGTTCCTGAACGGCTTGATTTAACTGCCCCCGCAACTGTTCCAATTCAGAATTTGCGGTTGCCGTGCCCATATTCAAAGGGTTGCTTTCTATCTGCTGAATTCTTTGTTGAATTACTTGCAGACGGTTTCCCATATTGTTCATATCGGAAACAGCGTTTGCCGGGAACAAATTTGTTTGTGCTGCCGTTTGGGAAATGCGTTCCTGTGTGCTGTTCAAAGTGTTCAACATATTGTTAGCACTTTGAACTTCTTGTTCAAACCTTTCAACCCCCGTTCCGGTGAACACTTCCATATTGTCCGATTGCCAAACAACGGGAACTTGAACGGGTTCTTGTGGTTCGACAAGCGGATCAGGAACAACGGGTTCAACCGGAAGTTGTACCGGGGCTGAACTATCCGCGGCGGTAGGTGAATCGGTTGTTGGTGTTTCAATACAGATCGGAAGAGCGTCGTGT